AATCTATTTTATTAATATCTTCATTCTTAATAATATCGTCTTCAACAACAAAATCCTTGTCGATATTAACATCATCCAATTTAACTTCATGTTCAATTACATGAGCATTAATTGTTTCACCAGTCCACTCAAAAGATGATATTGAATCTTCTAAATGTTTTTTTAATTTTTTTTCAACATCAATTCCATAATCATAACCTTGATTTTTATTTAATTCATCATCAATTTCATCAATAATTTCAGTCTCTTCATTAACACTTTCATTTATTGCTTCTTTGGCAATTTCGATTATTTGATTAACTTCATTATCATTTAAATCCGTTCTTGAAGTACTAATATGCAAATTAATTATATCATTATTATTTGATTCATTTTCTGATTGAAAATCAAAATTAGGGTCTAATTCTTCAGAACTATTATTATTTCTTAATAATGTATTAATATCATCACTATTAAGTTTATCAAGAATATTATTTTCTTCATGTTGACTTAATACTGCATGAATTTTAGTTGTTGTTGAAAATTTATTTGCCTTATTTTCTAAATTTTCAACGTCACTTTCATCATGATGTTTAAGATTTTTATATGTTCTAGTATATGGGTATCTCGAATCATCAATTCTAATTTCCATAGTATCATTATTAAAAACACAATCTTCAAAAGTTTGACCATCTTTAGCAAATCTAGCTTTAATTATTCTAACATTAGCAAAATTAGCTTCTTGTTGTGCAGGAGTTTTAGCTATTGACATAAAAAAATGTGCCTTTTGAACTCTTTTTATACTACCACCACTTTGATATGCTTCAACAAATTCTGCACCAAAACCTGAACGATTACTTTGAATAGCTGTCCAACAAGGTATATCAAAATCAGATGCCAATGCTTCAAAACCTTTAATTACTGTAAGTTCATTTTCATTTCTATCTTGTCCCTTTTTATGACTTTCAACACAATCAAGATAGTCAAGAACCATAATATCAAATTTAAATCCCCATTTCTTTTCGTAACTTAACATCCAATTACGAATATCTTTCATTGTAGTATCTTCCTGACTAAATTTTTTAATAATTAGTCTTCCTTTTCCTTCAAGTTCTTTCGCTTTTCTATTAACAATTTTTGTTACTCTTTCATTTTCTTCATCTTCATTAAGTCTACTTAATGCTGATTTTGCCCAAATGGTATAATGTTTACGCTTTACTTGGTCTTTAGTATCTTCGAAAATAATTTGTGCAACATTTTTTTCTTGCTCATATGCTGTATTTGCTATAACAGTTAATGCAGTAGTTTTACCAACTCCTGACGGAGCAAGTATTACTCCAATTTCTCCTTTACCTAATCCACCACCAGTAAGACTATCAATTACACCAATTCCAGTTGGAATAGTTTCTCTAAATTCTTTTCTTAATGCCTTACTAATACCTTCAGTTAACGATTCAGATTCATCATTTTCTTCACCGATATGTGAAATTTTTTGAAATCTTTCTTCTATATTAGCAATAACATTTTTATTTTTTATTTCACCATTTTTAACTTTTGTTTGAATATCTTCAGCAGTTTTACGATATTCTTGCTGTTTTATAAATGTATATGCTTCTAATTGAACTACATCGCCATCATATAACATTTGTTTATTAATAACTCTTTCATTCCATAATGATATACGTTTAATTACACCAAATAAAGTTTCTTCTTCAATTAAATTATTTGGTGTTTTATATTTATATATGGCTTGATGAATACTTTGATTTTGTAAATTAGGTACTTTACCAAATTCTTTATAATATTCTAAAATTATTAAGAATAATCTTCTTAAATTAGGGTCATCAAAATATTCAATAGCTAAATCTGGAATTATTTTTTCTGCAAATTCTGGTTCAACTAACAACTGCCACATAAGACGAAGTTGAAATTGAGGACCTAAATATGCTGAGAAGGTATTTTCAATATTTTCGGTCATTTTGAAGGTATATAAAAAACGAGAATAATATAATAATTTTATTAATTATAGTTAATATTATATTATTCTCGTTAAAATAAAATTAATATATTTTTATTCTTTTTAACATTTCTTGTCTTTTGTTATTAGGAAGTTCTCTAATTTGATTTATAGATAATCCTCTATAATTAATCAAATCATAATCATCCCACATATTTTTTATATCACTTTTCTTAATTTTTTCAAATATAGAATCAGTAATTTCAACAACAAGATTTGTAAGGTCTATTGATTGTTTTGATACAGGATTAAATCCATCAACAAAAAATTCTCGTTCAACAATCGGATTTTCATTAATATATAAACCTATTTTACATGGAACTCCACGTATAGTTTTTTGTTCAATTTGTTGTGTTATTGATTGTGGATTATAACGTATTGCATTTCTCCATTCTTTAGGATAAAGATTTATCATATTCTGATAATAATCATATAAATCATATCCATTGTTGTCAGAATATTCATCATTCACATCAATTCTACCAGTATCTGCAAAAACGTCATAACTACGTCTTGATAAAACTTTTTGCAATTTTGTAATTGCTTTTGGTAAAATATCTCTAATATCGATAGAATATCTTGTAAATGGATTAAATTTATCTGCATCGAATATTTTCTCGCATAATAAAACTTCTTTTTGAAATTCATCATTTACAATATTTCCTTGAAATAAGGAAAATTTAAACACGTTATTGTGAGTTGTTTCGTTCATATTATATTTTTTATATTATTAATAACTAAGTACAAATATATAGAGATTTCAGATAAAATAAAAGGATTTTTATAAACTATTCTTATTATTTTTATAATATTCTGATAATAACTGTTTTTCATGCATAATAACAGTATAAAAAGGTTCAACATATTGAGTAAAACTACTACCATATACACTTAAAAAATCATCTTCAATCATCATTTTATATAAATTTTTGCTTCCTCTATCTTCAGGAGATAATGGAATTTCTAATTGAAGTAATTCTTCATTTGCTTCTTCATTAAGCATTGGTTTTCTTAAGTTTGTGAGCAAGTAATTAGTTTTTAATCTTTCAACTCCTTCAGGACTTATTAAATTTTCAAATACTTTTAATGGTTTTTTCTTATTTTTTACTCGTTCTTGATTAATTTCATCTGCACGAGTACAAATATCTTTTACACTAACATGTTTGAACTTTAATTCAGGAATATGTTCTAATAATGTTTTTTCACCCATACCTGCTATTCCATGAATATTATCAGCAGAATCACCACAAATAATTTTCATTACTAATGCATTACTATAATGATGATTAAAATGCATAATATAATTCGTTTTATTAACAGGTTGACTAATATTAGGAAATAAGATATTAATATTTAAATCTAATAATTGTGCAAAATCTCTATCATTAGAATATAATAAAATTTCTTCTTTATTATTATGTTCAAGACAATATGCTGCAATTAAATCATCTGCTTCAATATCATCAACTTCAATTTGTCTAAGAAATAATTCTTCAGCATAGGCTTGAACTCTTTTACGTTGTTTTAATATTGATTCTTCTTTTGCCTTTTCTCTACGAAGTTCAGAAGCAGTCATTTCAATTTTTTTATGCCATTCTTTAGATTTACGATTAGCTTTATAATCACTATCAATTCTATGACGATATATCCCACCACCTTCACCATCCCAGACTAATACAATTTTATTAATCATATGGTCTTTAATTAATTTACGAATTGTAGTTAAAAAAGAATACAAACCACCAATATGTCCAAATTTGGTGGTTTGTATATCTTTTGCTCCATGAAATGAGCGTTTTAAAAGATAAGAAGAATCAACTAATAATGTTCTAATTTTCATTTGAATTATCAGATTCATTATCAAAATTATCATTTCGTTCAATTAATTCGTCTTCAAACGAAACATTACCATCATTATCCATTGCCTTTGATTTAAATTCAATATCATCAGCAGTTAAACTATCATCTTCAAATTTATTACGGAAATATAAAATGTTTTCTTTTTTATATTCATTTTCATGTTCTTTATCACCATAAATAAATCCATGTGGTGTTGAAATTATTTTTCCTTCTAAAGAAATACCGCCCCATTCGCCATCAACATGATTTTTAGCGATATTAACTTTATTTTCGAAACCATAATTTAAATCACGACCTTTACTTGTTGCTGTTATCCTACGAGTACCATGAGTAATAATACCACCAAAATGATATATCATTCTTGCACCAAAGAAAAATGTTTCGCCACCTTTATGTTTAACAACTTTATTCATTGAATCATACCATATTTTCTGAACAGCAGCAATTGTTGCAGTATATTCACTATCAATTTTACGTGTATTTGGTATTGCATTATTTAATAATGACATAAATGCTTTTTCATATGCACCAGCATTCCACATGTTATTATCACTATCATCTTTTTCTAATGCATTTATTGTTTTAATACAATTTAATGTACCTATTGAATCAATAGCAATAAAAATATCACGTGGTAATTGACCTGATTTTTGCATATCAAGAAAACCATAAATTGCTTTTCCCATATCTTCAATACTAGCTTCTTTTCTAGTTTTATCTTGTACAATACCAAAATTTTCAAGTAAATATTTATTATTAACTAAAAGGTATTCACCATTCCAATCAAATCCCATTAAAGTTAATCTTTTATTACCTTCATCAATATTATTTTCAGTATCAATTATAATTGGAAATTGACCCATTTTTTGTGCATTAACAATTGAACGCATTAAAGCTGTTGATTTACCAGTATTCGAATAACCACGAAATAATGTAACATATCCAATTGGAACTCCGGGCATACCCGTTGCTTCACGTAAACCATCATCAATTGGAATCCATTGTAATGGTTTAGAAGGAATTTCAGCAGCACCAATTTTCTTTTTAAAATCATCTAATGAAAAACTTTTTTTTGGTGTTGGTTTTCTACTTGTATTTAATGGAACTTCTTCCACTTTCTTTTTTGCCATAACTTTTTTTTTAAAATTTAGCCAAAAAAAGGGAATAATATTCCCTTTTTGGTTTTAATAATTTTTTTTCTTTAGAAAGGTAAATCACTATAATCTTCTCCTTCTGGCATATCAGTATCGATATCTTCAGGAACATTATCACCATCAAAATCTTCAGGTATATCATCAGATTCATCAGATATATTATTAAGTGTTTCTTTACCTAAATCAGTAGCATCATCAGTATATTTACCAACAGTTTGTTCAGTAATATTACTAATTGTTACTTGTGGAGTACTTAATGTTTCTAAATCACTTGCTTGTTCGAAATTATCTTCTTTACTATCAAGATTCATTGTACGAGTATTAGCTTTTTCTTCTAAATCAGGACGACCCGGAAATACCCAATGTTTATTATTTTGGTCAGTATCTTCCCAATAAGGACTTTGACCTTTTGCAATCATTTCAAGATATTCATAAGGTGTTGTATTAGGTGCTTTTTTAGGAACAAAAACATCTCTCCAAGTAATATCATCACTAAGCCATGCTTCCATCACTTGAGGGTCAGCATGTAAAGCTGATTTACCTTTTGCTGTTATTGCAGAAATTGCCTTATATACATGACCATTAAATTCACTATCTGTCATAATAATATTCAAATCAGTACCATTACGTGGGTCAGAAAAATCAGCTTGTTGATTTGTCATATAATCTTCCAAGATAGGAAGTAACTTATCAAGTGTTCCCTGATTTTTATAATTGTGTTTAAATCTCCAAAATTTAACACCATCTTTTTCTGAACCTTTATCAATACCACGAACGATATAAAACTTTTTAGCTTCCCACTTGATTGCTTCTTTATAGTATTCATCATTTTTAGCTTTTATCTGCAATTGCATATCATTCATGTTCTCTTTCTTGATACCAATTATTGAAGGGTCTTGTTTTGCAAGCCATGCTTTATTTTTCGCACATAAAGGACATGGTGCATGAACCATTAATGGTGTTCCATTACTATCTCTTAATGGTTGACCATTATCATCAAGTTTAGGTACTTTTGGGTCATTGTGAGCAGGACAATAAACCACAGTTCCATGTTTTTTCTTGCCACCTGCTGCATTAGTAGTTACAACATGAAAAAATGCTTCTTCAATATGTTTTCTACCTGCTTTTGGAGGAAGAATTCTAAATACTTCCTTAGATTTTCTAGGAACAAAATATTTAGCTAAAATGTCTTCTCGTGATTTTTTGTTTGTAGATTGAGATTGTTTCTTTTGATAGTCTGAAAACATAGACTTTAATTGTGACAGGTCTTGCGCTGTCGATTTTTCATTTTCCATTACAATTTGTTTTTTTACAGTTAAATTATTTTTTCAATTAATATATTGTGCTACAAATATAGCCTTCATTAAACATAAATACAAGAGATTTTAAAAAAATATTATTTTTTTTTTTAATTATTTAAAATCTTATTTGAAACAATAGTAAATGATAATGTTTGTTTATTTTCATAAAAATTACCATTTTTCATTCTAATTTGTAATTTATAATCTTGTGGTATTAACCATGATGTATCAATATTAAATTCATAACCAGTATTGGTTCTATTTACTGATGTAAAAGGTATTACATCAATTTCATATTTACTACCAGCAGTTGTAAATATTCTATATTCAAT